CAAAAAAAGTTCCTGAACCACCACCTATTGCACTGCCTTGTTGTGCCACCCCATTTTTACCGATAGCAGGGCCAATAGCAGCGGCATTAGTTACTGTTCCATTTGATCCGCAATCGTACCAACCATTAAAAACATAATACCCAGCAACATTTGGTGTAAACCTACCGTTTGTGGCATTAAAACAAGATGCTGTGTCGAAAGAGGTGCTGTATCCTGTAGCCGCTGTTGATGTACCGCTTGCAACGCTTAAAGAATATCCAGTAGTGGCACTAAATGCTGGCCCGTTACCTGCCGTTCCGGTGGCAAGCATAGCGCTTGTTACAACCCCGGTCGAAGCCGTGGTGACTACCGTACCGCTATTCGCTGGCAGCGTGATCGTTTGTGTTGTAGCGTCAGTTGGCTGGAGCGTTGTTGCTCCGCTGGTTGCGCCGCTGAGAACTAAATTGCCCATTGTGGCTCCTTAAAGAATTACCCAGCGCTGACCACCGGGGATGGTAACTGTAGCGCCGCTGTTAATTGTGATTGGTCCCACAGAGGACGCGTTCTTACCAGTTGGGAATGTGTACGATGTTGTAACCACCACACCATTCTCAACAAACACCTGATCGCCACCACCACCGGTTGCGCCGCCGCCAATTTGACTCCAACCTGTGGCTGAGTAGCCTTCAAACTGGTCATAGTCTTCGTTGTATCGGATGTACCCTGTTGCGCCTGTTGGGCGTTCTGCTGTCGTGCCGACTGGCAGACCCAGTGCGTCCGAACCGTTGATGAGTAACTTGATCGGTGTTGATGCCGAGCCGATCGACACGTTGCCAGACGATCCGGCAATACGCATGCGCTCAACGGCGTTTGTTTTGAAAACGTAGGCTGCCGATACGTCGGTGCCAGATACAAACAGGCTGTTAGTTTGATCCCAGTATGACTGAGCTTTTTCGGTGCCGTTGTTGTACCACGACAGTGTGGTGTATTGTTGGCCACCGTTGTCGATGATGGCGTTGTTCGAGTTGCCGCCAACGACGTGTAGTTTGGCCAGTGGTGTCGTTGTTCCGATACCCACGCCTGTCGATGTATATACAAACGTTGATACAGCACCCAGTACGCCGCTGTTGTTGTACTGGATCTGTGTGTTGGAACCTGCAGCACCTGCTGCGATCGACGACTGTGCAACCCACTGCGGACCGGATGCGCCAGCAGTCATCACGTAGTTCAGTGTGCCAAGTGCCAGCTTAGACAACGCTGTGCCAGACGAGTAGTACAGCATGTCACCGGCTGTGTATGAGGCCAGACCAGTGCCACCGGATGTTGTCAGCAGCGGATTAGTCAGCGTCAGGTTGGTTGCTGTCAGGGTGTTAGAAGCCCATGTCAGACCGGACGACGCGCCAAATACGCCGTTGTTGTTAAACTGAACCTGTGTGTTCGAGCCGGCTACAACGCCTGTACCGCCAGAACCGGCAATAACCTTAACCGTGCCAGTGTTATCTTTGTAGTACAGCTTACCGTCTGTAATGTTGATTGCCAATTCACCATTGACGAGATTACCCGCCACAGGCGCAGCAGCTGCGGTTGTGCTGTAGTATAACGATACTGGCGTAAAGCCTGAAGCTGCCATGTTTATTCCTTATTGAGATGCGCTAATACTTCTTCTGGTTTAACGAATCTTTCGTCTTTGTGTTCGGTTAGCTCCCACCACAGGAACTGGTTTTTAACAAGATGTTTTCGGTCTTTGAGCAAATTGATATTCTCTTTGTGCCCAAAAATTAGCGGGTCTGATACAGACCACAATACGATTCCCGGCTTGCCTTCATCCCATCCAAGGTGCTGGAAAAAACTGTCACAGCTGATCCACGTACGGCATTCTTGAATCAACTTACGTAGCTCAGAGATCGGTAGGTTCTTCCTAAAATCAGGTACGAGCTGCTCTTCGCCTTCAACGCCAACCTGTACGATCGGCTCGTCGATCATCTCAATCAGTTCTTTCCAGAACGGATAATTCTTCGGATTTCTTTTTCCATCGCGTAACGCTTTGGAGAATGGTGATATGATGATCATTCCAGATACATCTTTCTGTACGCGTCTTCCAGCGTGCCTTTCCATTTCCAATGATCCATCTTACGATAGATGTTGTACTTCTCGAGATTACCAAACAGATATTCTGCTTCTGCAATCGATCTACCCGGTACAATTTCTGGATAGCATGAAAACACTTCGGCGTTTTTAATTTCTGGCAGAATGTGTGAAAACACAATGTGATCACCCATACCACAATTTAAAACCACCACATTCTTGCGCCGATATGCCAGCGTGCTTCGGAAGATCTGCTCATCGTGCCAGAACATTTCCCGCCGTGTTTCGCTGCGGATACCGCCTTGTGGGTTTCGCATGTGCCAAGTTACTGCGTCAGGCACAGCCAAAATCTTGTAACCTTTTTGCCAAAGTGCGTACGTGAATAGTGTTTCTTCACGGTGTGCTACTCGAGACAAGCCGGTGTTGTAATCTACAATGCCAGCTCGGTAGAGAAACGTGCAGTGCAAATGCTCGACTTCTTTGACCTTCTCGATCGTGTTCCACTGAATGTTTGGTTCACGATCAATGTTATCGACCATGCCCGTAACATTATGCGTGTCTGGCATGTCTGGTGGTGTCAATACGGCACCACCTACAGCACCCACGTCGTCTGCGATGTGCTTTGCCAGATTCTCCAGAACGTTCGGTTCTGGTATGGCATCATCGTCGCAACGCCAGACCCAATCCATTCCCATCCAATTTGCTGCCTGATGGATGTGATGTTGCCCTTTTTTATCGGCAAATACCCATTTCCACTTGATGCCCTTGATGTCCAGCATGCGGAAAAAGTAGCTGTAGACCAGCTCGTTACGCATGTCTTCCGGCGTATCATTATCGTCAAAGATGACCAGCATATCTACCGGCCGTGTTTGGTTAATGATCGCGTTTAGGACTAAAGGCAGTGTTGTATGGTAACGACCCCGTGTTGCCACGGAGCAGAGTATTTTAGGCATTGTATTCACAAAGCATCAAGTTCATAATTCCGGGGTGAGGTTTATCGGAAATACTTCCATCCTCTCCCATAAACTGATACGTAAAACCCGGAAAATCCGCCTCTGTTAGCCTGTGTAATACGTGGTGTTCGCCCCAAAATCCCGGCTCTTCCATGTACGGCACGGTAATTAACAGCCGTTTGCAGTGTTTTTTCAGCTTTTGAGCAATCTCTTTGCCTGTGTGGATGTGCTCAATGACCTCCATGGCAACGATCGTATCGTACTGTTTTAGCTCATAGGTGTTGATATCTGCGTTGACGAATGTGCAATTTTTGCCCCATCCTTCTTCGCGAGCCACCTCAATGATCCGGGCGTCGTAGTCAAGGCCAAGGTATTTGATAGATTCATCAAAGAACTGTGAGCCGTAGCCATTAGAACAGCCAACTTCCAGCAAGGTTTTACCCACGGCTCGGCTTGATGCCCACTCATAGCGGCCTTTTTCCCGGGGCTGGACTTCCTCGCCCTTGATCGCCATGTAGCGCTCAAAGTTGTTCATCAGGCTCCACTTGTAACCCATGGGGTTGTACTTGCGAGCCAGTTTGCGTCCGTTGCGTGCGAAGATAGTCTTAAAATCCTGCACCAGATCCTCGTTGTGGACTGTGCCTTCGCCGGCGTGGTAGATCGGGAAACCGCCAGAGTACATTGTGGCGTTCTCTAATTGCTTGGGTGCCGCTTGGGTCATTGTGAATCCGGCTCGCAGGGCTTCGATGCAGAACTCTACGTCCTCGCCGGTGCCCACGCCGTACTCTTCGTTCAGCAGTCCGATCTTGTCAAACACCTTGCGGTCGATCATCACGCAGAAGAACACACAGAAGTCGTGTGCTGCGTCAGGTGAGTGCTGTACGATTGGGCCGCAGATATCACCGCCGGCTGCGAGCATTTCAAGCCACTGATTCTGGCGTTGCTCGAGCAGTATTGTGTCGTTATTTAAAAGAACAATCTTGTCGCACGTTGCGACTTTGATACCATCGTTGGTCGCTCGTGCGTAGCCAGAGGGCTCGGGGCGGATCACGTACTTGAAGTTGTGTCCGCAGCCATGATACTCAAACGCGCTGATCACGTAATCCAGATAACGCTTTGTGTTATCTGTGCAGCCATTTGCCGATACGATCAACTCGATATCATGTAGGTTGGTATACTTGAATATCGAGTCGATGCAAGGTTTGAGATATTTTTCGCAGTTGTTGTAAGTTGGAATTACAATAGAATATTTCATTACATAATGACCCAGCGTGTAGATCCGGGTATTGTAACACTGT